AAGATGTGGAGTAACAGTAACAAAATGAAAAAGAAAATAATTATATTAATACTGTTAGCAATATCCTTTCTTGTTGCAATTAATTTGTTTTTTGCTTCAAGGCTTAGTCAATTATCAGACTTAGATTTATTTGATATTGAAGAAGATGACTAATGCAAACCTTTTTACCATACAAAGATTTTGATCAATGCGCTGAGACTCTTGATAATAAGCGTTTAAATAAACAAATACTAGAGTCTTATCAGATACTTAAGGTCTTGTCTGGTCAATCCCCTTCAGGTGCATGGCGTAATCACCCAGCGGTACTGATGTGGAAGAATGCTGAAAAATCATTACTCACGTATACAAGAGCCATGATTAAAGAGGCTAGCCTTAGAGGTATTAAGACAGACAAGAATGAGGCCAACATAGAGGCTCTGAAGGCCGTTTCTGGGCATCTGTGGGGTACTGATAAGCCAGTCTGGAGTAAGGCATCTCATGTAAATCGTGTCAATATTACCCATAGAGCCAACCTTTATCGTAAAGATTATATTTATTATGCAGAGTTTTATAAAGATACTCAGAGTGAATATAACAAACCTTGTTGCGATAAGTGTTTATACTATTGGACAACTCACGTGATTAGGGATAGAGTACAATAGATATTATGGAAATGATGTTTTTAATATTTTTTGCTACCCTGTCTTTTTCCTTTGGACTATCCTATTGGGCTACCTTTGATAAATTAAAAAAGTCTAACTTATTGTTGGCTGAACTTTTTATAAAAACCAGGGCACTTGAAGAATTAAACTCTCAAATGAACAACGGCATCAGTATGTCTGATGACACAATACATAAAGAAAACTTTATAAAGTTCCTTTCTGATTCAAGGGATTGGGCTTTTGAGTACATTGAAAAGTCACAGCAAACCATCAAAGAGGTTTCAGATGAACTAAGGGTAAAAGGTTTGGACAACTACTCAGAAAAACTTTTAGCCCTTTTACCAGAGATTGGTCAAGAAAAAAGATAATATGAAAGAAATTATATTATCAATTATTACAGGTTTTGGATGTGGTGTTGTATTTGCTGCATTCAAATTACCAGTCCCAGCACCACCAGTTTTTGCGGGAGTCGCAGGAATTGTTGGTCTATGGATTGGTTTTACAACAATAACAAAAGTTATATCCTAGGAGGAATAATGAATAACCTATTAAACGATAAGACAAAGGCAATGCTGGCATCATATGGACGATCTGTTCTTGGTTCAGTAATTGCACTTTACATGGCTGGCGTAACAGATCCAAAGGATCTATGGGCTGCACTAGTTGCTGCTTTAGCACCCGTTGCATTGAGAGCGCTCAATCCTAATGACAAGGCATTTGGTGTATTGCCAGATACTGGTGTTGTTTCAGACGCACTTAGCAAGATTGTACCCGCTAAGAAGGCTCCAGCAAAGAAAAAGGCTGCTGCTAAAAAGAAGTAGTTAGTTAATTGGGAAGGGCGAATTTACTTAAAATAAGTTCGCCTTTCTTAATTTTTATAATGGGGAAAAATGGACTTTGTTTATATATGTAAAGATGGAAGCAATGAAGAACTAAAGTATTCAATTAGATCTGTTGTTGAAAGTTTTCCAGAAGCAACTATATGGGTTGTTGGCGGTAAGCCTGACTGGTATATAGGAAACTATATAAAGGTAGAACAAAAAGAATCAAAGTATAAAAATGCTGTAAAAAATTTAGAAACAATTTGTTTTTCAGAAGAAATATCACAATCATTTGTCTTAATGAATGATGACTTTTATATTATTAAAAAAATAAATAAGATAGAAAATTTTCATAGTGGCTTCCTATTAGATAAAATAAATCTATATCAAAAACTTAATGGTAACTCTCAGTACACTAGAAAACTTTCAGGTACATATAAAAAACTTAAAGCCCTTGGGTTTGAAAACCCCCTAGACTATGAACTCCACGTCCCTATGATTATGGAAAAAGAAAAATTAAAGATAGTACTAGAACTTTTAGATCAATTTTTATGGAGATCTATATATGGAAATAAGTTTGATGTCGGTGGCACACAAATGGAAGACGTTAAGGTTTACAATTCTGGACCATTAGTTCTTAAGTCTTATAATTTAAACATAGATGATCACACCTATTTATCCAGTGCGGATAGTTCATTTAATAATATATTTAATAAAATACTTAAGACTAAGTTTAATAAAAAAACTAGATTTGAGCAATAAGTTCTAGGTATTTATCTTTCAATATTGTTGGTGCAAAGTTATTAAAGCCTAAATCATAAGCCTGTTGTTTATAGTTAGTTTTATCATTGATAGACATATACTTATCAATTGTTTGCGCTAACAAGACATTGTTTGCCTCAAACAAATTAATTCTAACCTTTGTTCTAATTGTTCCTATCGGATCTGATTCAACCAACCAATCTTGTGGCAAGATCTGATTATTGGGCGAAACATTTGTCATAAAAACGGGAAGACCAGAAAGCAAAGCCTCATTCATTGGTAAGCATAGTCCTGCATATCGTCTTGGTAATACCATAGCATCAAAGCCGTTATACATGTCTTCCCTGTTTTCTGGGTTACCAATTTCAATCTTTAGTCTTGAATCTGTTACATTAGTTACTATTTCACTTTGACTTTTAATAACTAATTCATAATCTGCTTTAGAGTGCTTTAGCATATTTATTACGGTTTCAGTACCGTTTCTATCTTTGGCTGCTTTCTTTCCAGCAATGTGTAATAGTCTATTGTGTGATTTAGAGATGTTATTATTTTTTGCAGTTGCAAATAACTCAGGAGTAGTTGGAGGTGGAAGGTGAATTACCTTTGTTCTATCTCCAAACATACTTTGAATTGTTTCAATTTGCCATAAACTAGGAGATAGTAGGACTGTTGGTAAGGGTAGTTCTGGGTTGGCTAAGTGACCAAACAATTCATAGTTATACTGAAGAATCGTTTTTACTCCACGTCTATTTGCAAACCTTATAAAATTTTGATCATAAAAAGTTTCACAACTTAATACAACATCTACATCTCCTAAAAACATTTTAATCTGTTGAACGGACGGAAAACCATGTGTCTTAATACAACTGTATTGGTCATACCATTCTGGATGTTGTTTATTATTATTAAACGGGGTAGAGTCAATTAAAAGAATCTTATCAGGACTAAGCATATTAACTAACTCTCTAGTCTGATTACCAAGGCCAGTGTTGTCTGATCTTGCTATGATTCCTAGTCTCATTCTTTATACCCCCAAGTTTCATCGTCCACCGTAAATTTGCGGGTACCCTGACGACCATCTAAATGATAAGAACGTTTAATACTACCTTCAGGATGATATATCCAAAGTTTATGCATATCCCAACCTTCTTGATTAAATACTTCATAGGGGGATATATCATCTTGAATTGCTCCATGAAACGTATCTTCTATAAAAAATTTATCTTTACATCTTGGAAGCACAATGTCTTTATAATATTTTTTTCTACTTAGATGTGGTCGCTGACTCCATTGTATGGTTTTCATAAACCCATCTTCTAAACCAAACATAAGGTGTTCGTGATCTTTTGGTATAAATGATTCAAAATGAAAACGAATAGTGTTTGCCTTGTTGTATTCAAACATATCCAGACACTTATCCCAGTCTATCGGCATGTCTGGAGTTAGGGGAGCATCGCCTTCAACGTAAAGGAGTAAAGGTGTTTTAACTTCGGTAATTGTTTGACGCATCATGTTGGTTTGATGGCTATGATCTTTAAATATAAAAGGCAAAATATTTTTATCCTCATGTAAACATTTCCACAAAATGCGATTTTTATACTCATCGTAATCTTTTTTACGATTTTGTTGTTCTTCCCTAAGACCATCTATTTGCATAATAATTTCGTTGTCTGGAAAATGAACACGAATATCACTAATAGTTTGTTCTATCATTGTTGTACTTGGATGATCTGGAATTACAGATGTAGCCATAACAATTGTTATATCTCTTTTATGCATTTACTTGCCTCATTAACTCATTAAACAAATCTCTTTTATATTTAATCCACCAGCAAACTACTTGATGCATTTCAGATGTATAGTTATTTAATAATTCAGGTAATAAATCAGATAAGTTTTGCCAATTTTCAACAGTTTTTATTGAATGCTCATCCTGAAATAAAAAATTAAAAAAATCTGTACGTTGCATTTTTGAATCTAATTTATCTCCTATGGGTAAACAAAGCATTTCAATTGCTTCATAGAATCTAAATGAATCAATAACCATTGCCCCGCTAGGGCAAGGAACAATCTTTGATAAAAACATTTTGTCGTAGTATTGTTTTGGCTTTAGTCCTTCTGCAAACCCATTAGTTGGATTATAAAAAGAGTTTGGTATGTCAGGCATAACAGTTGCAAGTTCTTGTCTTCTTTGATGAGTTATCTGTCCCGAAAAAAATACATCATAAGATTTATCTTGATAATGTGGTAAATTATTTGATAAATGTTGTGGAACACCTAATGCTAACTTATTGTATTGTGAGTGTTTTCTGTGAGGGTATTGAATCCAAATCTCAATATTATCATGTTTTATTTTATCAATTTTAAATGTAGCACTTTCATCTCCAGTAATAAATAAAACTACCCTGCCTATTTTTCTTAACTCTTCAGATATTTGATCTTCAAAGTCTACGTTTTGTGGTCCAGGAACTACCACAAAGGCTCTGTCTGTGTTAGGCAAAGTTGTTACTCTTTCTGGCTTGATATTTTTTTTATTAAAAAATTGTTTTAATAAGCCGTAATCCCATTTATCAGCAGCACAGTCTTCTTGTTTAACTGAATAAAGGTATGCGTTAATATCACTCATAATATAAGTGTACTTCATGTTGATAGTCAAGCAATGTTTCTTTATATCCAAGCCCCCACAACCAAAATCTTAAATCATATAAGTATTCATTCCATTGTTGCATCATAAATTCTG